TATATATACAGAATGAGTTACTACCTAAAAAATTACTGGGCGCAAGTACGTGTGCGAGTTACTGTTCCGTTAGGATTTTGTACTTCTGTCCATGGTGTGCAGTTTGGGCTATATCCATATACTTGTCCAGGCTGTTGTTGCACAACTATAGGTTGTTGCTGTACCACTACAGGATATTGATTACGAGCAATCTCATACCCAATAACTCCACCAATAACAGTTGGAGCTACCCATACCCACGGGCTATAACCACCACGATGTTGCCAATGTCCATGCGGTTGTGCATATGCTGTAATGCTTGTGACTAGTAAAACACTTAGAATTAACTTTTTCATAATAAATCTCCTGTATATATTAAACGCCTCACCATAGCTAATAGTTTACTTACTTCTTGCTATAAAAAATATGATTACCAATTTGTTTAACCTGTTTATAAGGCCATAACGGGTCAACGGTTAAGTTATGAAAGAATAAAGTAGTTTTAGGTACAACTTCTTTGTATTTGTCTAATGCCAATACTTCATATGCAATTTGAAATGCACGTTGATATTTTGGGTCTTGCTCATTCACTTTACCTTTGCCTTCACAAACCCAACTAAATTGACATACTTTAACCTTTTCATCTAAGCCCCTATCTACATAAGTAACTTGATGAATAACTTTACACGGGGTGCTTGCAAACCCATGATTGACACGATTAACTACCACACGTGCGACCGCAGCCTGACCTAGTATTGGCTCTTTATTTGCCTCATGGAAAATGTTAGTTGCTAAACACTTGACTTGAGCCAAATCTACTTTTTTATAGATTTTTTCAAATAAAGTTGAATTAGTATTGTTTGTAGATACAAACAAACTTAATATTATTAGAGGTACAAATAGATATACTCTAAAGAAACTGAAAAAGGTGTGCTTCATATATTCCTTTCTACCGGATGTTATCCAGTAACAGCACTATGATAGTTGTTAACTAATCATAAGTTTTCCCAACAGTCACAATTGCACAATACTACATCAGCAATTGCTTCGGTTGGTGTCAATACCGTAGCACAACCTGGTTCAATAAGAATACTAAGGTTATCTGGTATCAACGTTGTTTGGGAAGATCCTGCTAGACTTCCCGGGACTGTAGCCGCGCCTGTTATGATAGGTACATTGCTTAAATTGCTACAGTTATTGTAACCTTCAATTGGAGAATTTCCTAATGTTTCTCCGGTTACTCTCGGTAATACTAAATCAGATGTAAGATTCACATCATTATCTAATTCTGCTCCAGTAAGACCTAATCGCTTTGCATTCCGTGCTTCACGCATAGACGCTATTATACTGTTTCCTCCTACAGTTGCTGTATCAGATATATTTTCTATAACTAATGCAGATTCTTTAATTTCTGTCTCTGTGGCGTATTGAGATAAACTATCAATAAAGTTTATTGTATCACTAGTAGTACTTGTTAGGTCATCAATTGTACTCAATGCTAATAATCTAGCGTTTTCTTCTTTTGCTATATACTCACCAAAGCTACTATACAATGAGTTCAACTTAGTAGCTAGGGTAGGATTAGCAATCATTATACTATATATTTCAGCATTAGCAGAATCAATCAATGTTTGCAACGAACCATATGGTCCAAACCCACCCAACAAGCTATTGATATTATTGTAAATAGCAAACAAATTAGTAGACTGCAATGCTCTAATCTGTGTTTGTAACTCAGCCCAATCATAGTGTATATCCGTCATACTTCCAAAGAAGTCGCACATTGTATATAATCCGTTAGTGCCAGATCCTTTTGCCACTGCATTTATAGCAACATTTGCTAACTCTGTGTTAGTTGGGATATTAGTTCCACCTACACCCAAACCGTTAACGTTTTCTAAATTGAATACAACCTGACTGAATTTCTCTATATCCATATTTTGAATATTGCGAACTTGCATCATGGCTCTACTAAATGCATCACATGAATATGATAGTTCAGGTGGTATAATGTTTTGTAATCTTTCACCTATATTCAATCCCGGTACCGCATCTATTGTACCATTTTTATAAATCAAATAGTATGTTTTGCTATTCGTTGGTAGCGGTGTGCCATTGAATACCGGAGTAGTTAATGATTGATAACTGTTTGGGAACAACTTCTTAGGGTCTAATAAATCTGCTAACATTGTTAGTCCGGTAGTTTGACAATTTAACGGAGTCAACACATCGGTCAAGTCATCATTAATAATCAAACAAAATGTAGCATAGATATATTTTTGTTGTTCTGGTGTTGCGGGTGTGCCATTGAATATATTATTAATATCGTTAGAAGTCATCCCGGCACTTAGTAAGCCTAAATTAATAGACTGTGTGATTGCTCCATTCTTGTACAGTGTTCTTAACAAGTCATCTGGATTACCAAACGTTGAGATATATTTCAAATCTATTGCTTTGCCCACAGCAATTAAATCTTGTCCCCAATAGAATGTACTTAGATTGATACCGGCTATATCAGCAGTAATCAAGTCATTCATGTTACTATAGATGCCATCTAAAAATGTTAATGAATTGTTCAATGCTTTAATAGTCTCATTCATCTGAGTTTTTCTACCGTGCATTGCATTAAATGTTGCTAAAAAATCACTGTAACTACCGTTGTTGATGTAAAAGTCTTTATGTGCTTGCCATGCAATTAGTCGTAAGAATCCGTGACGAGTATTCTGCCCAGTATATGCATTAATATATGCGCTAGGTTTAGCGTTACCTAGTGCAGGTATTGTAGTAGAACCTATGCTTATAAGATTGTTATACTCACCCTGAGTGATGCCTGCGTTAATCAACGGGAATGCTACATTCATAGCGTTAGTAATAGTGGATAGTACTGTAGTATCTATTATTGTGCCCGGGGTATAATTAGTAACTGACGTACTGGTACCCATATAGGTTTGAGCATTAGGATTTATATATAGACCTACATCTTGCAACAGAGAACCCATTGCATTAATTTTTAACGGGGTATAACTCATGGGACAACTACGTTAGGGCTACCCTCAACTATGCTATGTCCACAACTATTACCTGATCCTACTTTAGCAACTGGGCGACTCTCAGCGAATACTGTGTCTGACCCTGTAATTACAGTGGCACATACGTGCGGAGGATGCGGAGGACCGTACGGGGCATGTTCAGCTATTTGACTACCCTTTAAGCCCACTTGCATGCCATTAGCAAAGACCGTACTGGCGCCGCGTAGGATTTCACCACCTGTTTGATTTTTATCACCCTTACGACTTAACTTTGGCATTTTATCCTAATATAATTTTCTTTTCTGGAAGTTGAATCCCAGTAGTAGCCTCAATGTATTTCATCTTAATGCTATCTTCTGTGATAGCAAAAACGGAAACGCTATTAGTATTTAGTGTAACATCTCCACCTGGTTCTGCGGTAAACATGCTAGGAATCATTTGCATTCCCTTTTGTCCGGGTGCAATACTTACTGGTTCAGTTATTGTCAAATAACCGTCACCGTTGTTTAGTCCTGTAACTTTAGCGATTAGTTCTTCACCGCTATTTAATTTAAATGTATATACTTTTCCAACTTCCATTATACGCTTTCTGTTAATTTTGTTCTGAGTTCGGTGAACCCTCCGATTAATTCTCCGTCTAGGAAAATCTGCGGTACTGTTCGGGCATTTGGAACTGCCTCTAGTAGTTCTTCTTTAGTATATCCGTCTCCGATTTTACGTTCTTCAAACTGTATACCTTTACTTTTTAATAATGCCTTAGCTTGGTCGCAATAAGGGCAGTGGTACTTACTCCATACGATAGCTTTCATATTATTGTCCTAATAGTCGTTTCATTGTTCTTACATGTACTCTATCTTTTTCTTTTTCATCTTCAGGCAATTGATTATATGGTACATGTTGTGCGGCATTATAATCTTGTTTTGGATTACGTCTCATCCATTGAATATGAATAAACTCAGCTGCCTTTTCCTCATCATTAGGAAAGTGTTTCACTGCTTGAAGTGCCGCTTGACCTGCGGCTAAGTTTTCTTTCTGCCAATCAGGATGAATTTTATTAAAAGATTGATTGATATCACCTTCTGATCCATCACTGTTCTTTTTGATTCTAGGCTTTGTGCCTGTAGGATCATAATTCTTTCGCCATTCTTCATGTGCTAAACTAGCAAATTGTGTGACAGGATCTTCATTAATTTGCATAGCTTCGTTAATCATGTTTAATTGTTTTCTAATATCTTTTTCTATCATAATACTGGTAATTCCTCATAGTCAACTACATCTGACATAACGCCAATAACGTAGTTGGTACTTTCTGTTTCTTGTAGTGCTGATTGCTTTTTATTGATATTCACGTGTTTGTTGAACCACGGAATAGGACTATGCTTTGGATGGTTTTCATTGTATTTAATACCAATATCTTTCAGTCTACTAAATGCAGTATAGTCTACAAAATCTGAAAGTATATCTGCATTTAAACCAATAACAACACCTTTACTGAATAGATAGTGTGCCCATTCTTTTTCTTCACGGATAACATCCATATATAGTTCATATACTTCACGTTCGGATTCTTGTTTGGCGATAACAAATCGTGGATCATCTTTAACTACATTGTTAATCAGCCATGCAGTCCACTCTGTATGAAGCAACTCATCTTGCAGGATCAAGGAGATAATGTTTCCGTTACCAATGTAA